TCTGATGATCCATGATCCCTCGGGCATGGTGATGGGCACGGCAGCCGACATGCGCGCCATGGCTGAAGCGCTCGACAAGATCGGCGGTTCTCTGCTGCGCGGCTATGCGGCAAAATCCGGCAAGGCTGAGAAAGATATCGCGAAGATGATGGCCAAGGAAACCTGGCTCGACGCAACCGAGGCGCTGGACATGGGCTTTGCCGATACGATGTCCGAGCCGGTGCGGATTGCCGCCAGCTTTGATGTGAGCCGGTTCCGCAATGCGCCGCCGGAAATCGTCGAAGCGGTGAAGGCCGCCGCCGCACCTGTCGTGGTAACGGCTGAGCCCGAGCCAGATTCTGTACCCGAGGCCAAGGTCGTCCCCGATCCTTACCCCGACGCGATCCGCACCGAGGCAATGACCTACGCCAAAACCGTTGTCGATCTATGTCGCCTCGCGGGTCAACCGCGAATGGCAGCCTCGTTCCTCACTGCTGAAACCAGTCTCGAGGATATCCGCAAGGCCCTGATCGACGCAAAAGCGGCGGATGACCCCGACATTTCCTCCACCCACCCGCAACCGGGGCCTGCGCCCCAGGCCAAACCCTGGGGCGACGTGATCGCCCATACCTTCAAACGCAAAGGATAAGACATCATGACCACTTTGACTGAGGGCCGCCACGCAGGCGGCTTTATCGTTTGGGAGGCCGCGCGAGACTATTGCCGCGAGGTCGTCACCATTGCTGCGGGAACGCTGGAGCCCGGCGCCGTACTTGGCAAGATCACCGCCAGCGGAAAATACGCCGCCCATGATCCGGCAGCCCTCGATGGCACTGAGACCGCCGTTGCCGTGCTTTGGGGCAGGGCGGATGCATCGAGCACCGAGGTACAGGCGGTCGTGCTCCTGCGCGGCCCCGCCATCGTCAACGCCAGTGATCTGGTTTTTGCCGGCGCGCCATCCCAAGCGGAAATTGACGCCGCATACGTGGGTCTCGCCGCCGCCGGCATTCTCACCCGCTGATCCAACTGATTCTGTAAGGAGGCCACACATGGCTACCATGGATATCTTCGAGACCGATGCCTTTTCGGTCATCGAGCTCACCCGCGCGCTGGAAAACATCCCGTTCAAGCCCGCAACCCTGTCGGGCTCCGGCCTATTTTCCGATCGCGGTGTGCGCTCGCGCACCGTCGTTATTGAAAGCCGCGACGGCACCCTGTCGCTGATCCCGTTTTCCGAACGCGGCTCGGCCCATGACCAACAGGTAGCCGAGCGCCGCGACGTGCGCGCCTTCGTCTGTCGACAGTTCAAAAAACAAGACGTGCTCTGGGCATCGGAAATCCAGGGCATCCGCGCCTTTGGCACCGACAGCGAGACCCAGCAGATTCAGGCCGAAGTCGCCCGGCGTCTGCGGCGCCTTCGCAATGATGCCGAAGCCACGTTTGAATACCACCTGCTCAACGGTGTTCAGGGCAAGGTGTTGGACCCGAAAGATGGGGCGACTGTCATTGATTATTTCACCGAATTCGCCATTACGCCTGCGACCGAGGTGGATTTTGATCTTGATAATGGTACGCCTGGTTCCGGTGCGCTGCGCAAACGCTGTCAAGCTCTGATTGAAAGCGTCGAAGAAACCCTTGGCGGTCTGTCCACCGGAGCCGTGCAGCTGCGCGCTGAATGCGGCTCGGCCTTCTTTGCGGATCTGGTCGCCCACAAGGAGGTGCGCGAGACTTATCTCAACACCGCCGCAGCGGCCGATCTGCGTTCCCGCGTCTCTGACGAGGTCAGCTTTGGCGGCATCAATTTCCGCCGGTATCGTGGCAATGCGGCCTTCGGCGTGCCGGTCGACAAAGCCTTCTTCTATCCCGAAGGTGTCGAGGGGCTGTTTGAAATTTACTACGCCCCTGCGGACACGTTCGAGACGGTCAATACGCTGGGTCTGCCGCTTTACGCGCGCTCCATCCCGGATCGGGATCGTGACGAATGGGTGCGCCTTGAGATCGAAAGCAACCCGCTGCCGATCTGCACCCGCCCGCAGGTTCTGCGCAGCGCACGGCGGACCTGATGAACGCCTTTGCTATTGGCATGGAGGCGCTGTTTGCGGACGACAATATCGCCAGCGATGCCATCTACACGGCCGGGGGCGGCAATCCCGTTCTCGTCCGTGTGGTGGCGCGCCGGGCCGATAGCATTACCGGCTTTGGCGAGGCGAGGCTCTGGTCGAAAACCCAGAGATTCGATCTCAGGGTGAGTGAAGTGGCAACCCCGCGCCCAGGGGATCGGTTGGAAATCACCGGCGAGGCTTTTCTCATTCAGGGTGAACCAATGCGCGATGCAGAACGCCTGATTTGGACCATCGATGTGCATCCGGCATGAGATTGAAACTCGACATCGATCCAGATCTCGCCGCGATATTGCAGGCGGAAGCTCTGGCAGGCGAACGCGCAGTCACCGCCGCCATGCGCCAGGCGGGCAGTGATCTGAAGGCCGACTGGCGTGGGCAGATTACCGGTGCTGGTCTGGGGCAACGGCTGGCGCGCAGCATTCGCAACAAGACCTATCCGGAACGAGGTGAAAGTCTGGATGCCGCCGCCTTCATCTGGTCCAAGGCCCCGAAGATCATCCATGCCCATGACAAGGGTGTGTTTATCCGCTCGAAGAACGGGTTTTATCTGGCCATCCCGACCGAGGCCGCTGGCAAGGGTCGCAGGGGCGCTCGGCTCACACCGGGGGATTGGGAGCAGCGTCGCGGCATGCGGCTGCGCTTCATCTATCGCCGCAACGGCCCAAGCCTGCTGGTGGCCGAAAAGGCGCGGATCAACACGCGCGGCACGGCAGTGGCGTCGCGCTCCAAGACCGGGCGGGGACAAGTCACCGCGCCGATCTTCCTGCTGGTGCCGCAGGTGAAACCGAGGAAGCGCCTCGATCTGGCGCGGGATGCGGAGAAGGTGGCAGGGGCTGTTCCGGGGTTGATTGTGGAGAAGTGGCGAACAGAGTAGGTTTGGCATTTTGTATAACTTCCGCAATGTGCTAGCTATTTTCGACCGAAAAGACCAGCAGCGAAGCCCAACAAAAAAAAGGCACCAAAGCTCGCTGTAACGTACCATCTAAAGATTGAGGGGCAAATTTTAAATGGAGCGCGACCGGCCAGAATGGCTAATTCAGTCTGATGAAGCCTTTGACCCGACCCACAAGCGGATGGCAAAGGCTCTTCAAAATCATGATCTTCCTGTTCAATTGGCAAACACACCCCTACAGGCGCTCTGGTTTTTTGTCAGCTCTATGGGCTTAGCATATGACGCAAACAAAGAGGGGATGCACGCCAATGCTCTATCGCTGACGCGGCAGTGCATCGAGACGCTATCGTTGGTAGAGTTGGGGATTAGCCGGCACGCTGGACGCGAGACAATATTGAAAAGATGGGAAGATGGCAAAGTCTCGCCTGGACAGTTGCGCCAATGGTTGGCCAAAAACCTCTGGCCGACCTACGGCAGCGGCATTTGGCAGGAAGATTGGGAAACTTTTATGGGGCATCTTGCCAGAGCTGTTCAGCCGTACGCACACTACACACCACAATTGGCACAATGGCAAAGTCGGATTCACTTTATGAATCCCAGCGACCGAACAGCTTTGATTGAGTTGGGGCCAAAAGCTTACGACCCGCAGAAGGCAACTCGAATTACTCTTTACCACGCTATCCTGAATTATACCCTCGCAAGAGTTTGGCTCGCTCGCTTCGGAAAAGACGATCCCGACTTTTCAGCACAGATTAATCGGCTCGGACGTGCAATTGGAAAATCGCGATATCTAGACGGAAACAGTACGAATTGGGAGCAGCAATTCTGGGCTATGGTCTTTAAGAAAGACGGCTCCACGATTTTGGAGTAACTCTTTCTGACCAATATCATGAAAACGCAGGAAACCAATTGTGCGTTGGTTGGAATTTCCTGATAGAAACTCTTTGGAATCCATGCCCACAATCCGCGAAACCATCCTGCAGGCCCTGCTTGCGGCGCTGCAAACTGTGCCCGACGCAACCGTTCTGCGCGAAGAGGTGCTGCCCGAACGCCTGCCCGCAGGCGGCCTTCTGATCCTGCGTGATGGCGATCCGAGTGCGCCGGAGGTCACGCTCTCACCGCTGGCCTACCACTATGAACACCGCGCCGAACTCGAAGTAATCGTGCAGGGCAAAACACCTGCGGCACGGGCGGTGGCATTTGACACCCTCGTGCAGGCCATCGGTGCCGCACTTGCCGCAGACCGCACCCTGGGCGGTCTCTGCGACTGGATTGAGGCGCAGGCCCCGCAGTCGGTTGACCTACCTGTGGAGGGCACAGCTGCGCTCAAGGCGGCAATCATTCCGGTCATTCTGACCTACACCACGGCTGACCCATTGGGCTGAGCCCAACAGCTGATCCCGACCCAAAACAAGGAACCTGAACATGGCACGCGCACAAGGCGCGCGGTCGCAACTCGCGGCTGCGTTCGAGACGACCTATGGCACGGCACCGGCAAGTGGCTATTTCCAGATGCCGTTTGCCAGCGCCTCATTGGGGGCCGAGCAGCCCCTGCTGACCTCCGAGCTTCTGGGTTATGGCCGCGATCCGCTGGCCCCGATCAAGGATGCGGTGACGGCGGATGGCGATGTGGT